CAAATACAAATCAGTGGGATATTTCATTATTTGATGTACAAACTTATACTCAAATTACTCTTAATGCACCAATAACTTTAAGCACCCCAACATTCATAAAAGGTGCAAATAGTGGTGCAACTGCTTTCTTAGTTTCATCAGTATCAAACAGTTCTGCATTAACTGTTTACGAAACTGAAGGTAATTTCATTCAGAATGAAGCCTTTATTTTTGATGGTATTGATAATGGAAGAATTGCTATAGCAATTACTTCGCACAGTATTTCTGATGTCAAGTCAGTTTTTGGATCAACTGATGGAGTTATTGGAATCAATACTTTTAGTGGTGATGTTATTCAGTCATCAATTTTTAATGTTGGTATTGCATCAATTACAACATCTTCAGGTGGAATAAGCACAGTTAGCAGTCCAAATCTTTTATTCCCAGGAAATTCTGTTAAAGTTGGTAGTATAGTTCAATATAGTGATCTTTCAACTTCTTCGGATCCAATTTTAGCAAAAGTAGTTAGTGTTGGGTCATCAACATTAGATATTCAAGGAGTTGCTAATGTTATCGGTGTTGCAAACGGAACTCTTCCACTAACAGATTATAATGCAACCGATTTTAAAATTCTTTCTACGAAACTAAGCGCATCTTCAGATAATACATTATATACAAAACTTCCAAAAAATAATATTTCTTCAGTTAATTTAACTGATGCTTCTATTACTATCAGAAAAACTTTTACTGTTAATATTGCATCAGGACAACTTTCAACACCAGTTCTTGCGGGAACAAATGAAACATTCTTGCCATTTGATGATGAAAGATACACATTAATCAGGTCTGATGGTGGTACAGAACTCTTAACCGCTGATAGACTTTCCTTCTTAGTTGGTGGAACTCAACTGCAGGTTTTAAACCTTGGACCTAATGATACAGGTGCTACTCTTATTGCAACTCTGAGAAAATCAAAACCAACAGCGAAATCTAAAATCAAAAATAGAGTTAATTACATAATTGTAGATAAATCAAAGTATGAAGGATCTGGAGTTGGTGCTACAACTCTTAATGATGGTTTGACTTTTGGTAATTATCCATTTGGAACAAGAGTTCAAGATGAAGTGATATCTCTTAATGTTCCAGATATTATTGAAATTCATGGAATTTATGAATCAGCAGACACAACTGATCCATCTGCTCCACAAGCAATACTTTCATCAATCAGTAGCCCATCAACAACAACTTTAGAACTTGTTGTTGGTGAATTTTTAGTAGGACAAACTAGTGGTGCAGTTGCAATTTATGCAGAAAGACTTACAGATTCGCAAATATCATTTATATACAAGAATGATATTTCCTTTAAAGAGGGTGAAACTGTAGTTTTCCAAGAATCAAACACCCAAGCCGTAATTACAACACTTTCTGCACCGAGTTTTGAAATATCACCAAACTATAGCTTCACAAACGGTCAGGAAGAAACTTTTTATGATTATGGAACAATAAAGAGAAGATCAAATTCTGAAGAACCATCTAAAAAACTGAAGGTATATTTTGCTAATGGTTACTTTGATTCAACAGATGATGGAGATTTAACAACTGCAGAATCATATAGAACCTTTAATTATGTAAGAGATATTCATTCAGTAAATGGATTTAGAAATACTGATATTTTAGATATTAGACCTAGAGTTTCACAATATGCTGTTTCAGAGGGATCAAGATCTCCACTTGAATTTAGTGGTAGAACTTTTAATGCATCTGGAAATTCTGCTACTAATGTATTAGCATCGGATGAGAGTATTTTAACAACTTTCTCATTCTATCTACCAAGAATTGATAGGATTTTCCTAACAAAAGAAGGTGTTTTCCAAATTAAATATGGAGTTCCTGCAGAAAAACCAGAAAAACCAGTACCTGTTGATGAAGCATTAGAAATAGCTACAATTAAACTTTCACCATATCTATACTCACCATCTCAAGCATCTATTGATTTCTTAGAGCACAAGAGATATAGAATGGTTGATATTAAGCAACTTGAGAATAGAATAAGAAATCTTGAGTATTACACTTCATTATCTTTACTTGAAACAAATACTGCAAACTTGTTTGTTCCTGATGCTGATGGATTAAACAGATTTAAGTCTGGATTCTTAGTTGATAATTTTACATCATTCTTAACACAAGAGAATGGAGCACCTATCAAAAATAGTGTTGATAGACAAAATAAAGAGTTACGTCCAAGACACTATACCAATTCTGTTGATTTAATTTTTGGACCTGTAACAAATACAAATCCAGCAGATGATTTAGCATTTACTCCTATTGAAGGAACGAATGTTAGAAGATCAAACGATGTTATCACACTAGACTATGCTGAAGTTGAATATATTAAACAGACTTTTGCAACTAGAACAGAAAGTGTAACTCCATTTCTTATCAGTTTCTGGCAAGGTACTCTTGAGCTAATACCCTCATCAGATACCTGGGTAGACACTACTAGACTTGAAGCAAAGATTATTGAGACTGAAGGAAATTACGCTCAAACAATTAATGATCTTGCTAGAACTGAAGGTGTTGATCCTCAGACTGGGTTTGGTCCTATTATTTGGGGTTCTTGGCAAACTAATTGGACGGGTACTGAAACAAGAGATTCTACAGTAACAAGAACTGAAAATAATAATCTTGGTAGAAGAAGTGTTGGTGGATGGCCAAATGGTGATCCAAGTACTAACCCAGCAAGATGGATTGAAAGTCAAGGTACTAGAGTAACTCAAGATACTCTTAGAGAAACAATCCAACTTGGAGTTGAATCAAGAAGTGGAACTAGAACAATTGTTACCGAACAATTTGATAGAGAATCTGTAGGTGACAGAGTTGTAAGTAGAGATATCATTCCATTCATGAGATCTCGTAACGTTGAGTTTGTAAGTAAGAGAATGAAACCTCTTACACAGATGTATGCTTTCTTTGATGGAGTTAACGTCACACGATATTGTGTACCAAAACTTCTTGAGATTTCTATGATTTCTGGAGCATTCCAAGTAGGTGAAAATATTATTGGTAGAACTATTAGAACAGGTCTGGGCGCTGATTTAATAGATAATGCTCCAAGAATAACATTTAGAGCTGCTCAACCAAATCATAGAGAAGGTCCATATGATACCCCATCTGCAGTATTCCGCGAAAATCCATACACAAGACAACCACTTTCAGCATCTTACTCATCAACATCAACCATATTGAATGTTGATACATTATCTCTTGCTCAGCAAGAACAGGGTCAGTATGGTGGATACGTTGAAACTGACATGACTCTTATTGGTGAAACTAGTGGTGCTCGTGCAACTATTACAAATGTAAGGTTAGTTACAGACCTTTCAGCAAACTTGACTGGAAGTTTCTTCATTCCAAACCCAAATAACATTAATCATCCACGATTTGAAACAGGAACAAAAACATTTGTTTTAATTAATGACGATCAGAATAATCAAGATCTTGCAACAACTATTGCTGAAGAAACATACACAGCTGCTGGTACTTTAGAAACTGTACAAGAAAATATCATTTCTATTAGAAATGCTAGAGTTGAGAACAAGCAAGAATTCCAAGAAAGAAATGTCAATAGATCTCTTGGAACTCAAGTTGTAGGTTCTACAGTTCTCTCAGACACCCGCAGAGACGTTGTTGTTGGTTGGTATGACCCATTAGCACAATCTTTCTTAATTGAAGATGAAACTGGAGTATTTGTAACCAAGTGTGATGTATTCTTCCAGTCTAAAGATGACATGGATATTCCAGTCGTTTTCCAATTGAGAACGATGGAAAATGGATTCCCAACTCAGAAAATCTTACCATTTACTGAGATTGTATTGAGTCCAGACGAAATTATTACTTCAGCGGATGGATCTGTAGCAACCACTTTTGAATTTAAAGCTCCAGTATATCTTGAAGGTGGAAAAGAATATGCAATATGCTTAGCATCAAACTCAACTAAGTATAGTGTTTATATTTCTAGAATTGGTGAAAATGATATTCTGTCCGATACTTTCATTTCCAACCAACCATATCTTGGATCCCTCTTTAAATCACAGAATGCTTCAACTTGGGAACCAAGTCAGTGGGAAGATCTCAAATTCACTATTTACAGAGCAGACTTCCTTGATTCTGGATCCGTAGAATTCTACAACCCAGAACTTAGAGAAGGTAATGGTCAGATTGCAACTCTTCTCCCAGATTCTCTTGAATTAAAATCAAGAAAAATTAGAGTAGGACTTTCAACAGTTGCAAATGATAGTGGTTATGTCTTAGGAAATACTTTCTCACAACTTGGAACTAATGCTACCGGTAATTTGGTTGGTCTGGCAGGATCTATCACAAACGGTGCTCTTACTATAACAAATGCTGGTATTGGATACACACCATCTGATGGTATCACTACATTTAGTGGCGTAAACTTAACTAGTATTACTGGTAGTGGTAGTGGAGCTGTTGCACAAATTACTATTACTAATGGTGTTGCTAGTGCTGCAAGTATTACAAGTGGTGGTTCTGGATATCAAGTTGGAGATGTTCTCGGAATAAGCACAATTGGTATAAGTTCTGTTGGAAGAAACGCTAGACTGTCAGTTGTTTCAATTGCAAGTACTAATCAATTAATTCTTGATAATGTACAAGGTAATTTTGTAACAGGTGCAGGATTTACGATGCAGTACACCAACAGTTCTGGTGTTACTACTGAATTTAACTACTCTCAAGGTGGAAACGTAACTCTTTCTGCAATTAATGTTGTAAATGATGGTTTACACATTAAGGTAAACCATCAAAATCATGGAATGTACTTCCAAGATAATTTGGTCAAAATATCTGGAGTTCTTCCTGACATTAAACCAACAAAATTAACAGCAGAATATGATGCAACTTCAACAGGACCAATAACTGTAGATAGTTCAGTAAACTTCTCAACTTTTGAAAATGTTGGCGTCGGTACAACAAATATTGGTTACATGCTTATCGGTAATGAAATTATTGAATACACCTCAGTATCTGGAAATACTCTTGGAGGAACTGTTGTTAGAGGAACTAATCCTCTCACATATCCAGTTGGAACACCTGTTTATAAGTATGAACTCGGTGGAGTCAACCTCGCAAGAATCAACAAAACACATGATTTGAATGATACAACTGTTTCCGATCCTATAACCTTTGATTCATATTACATCAAACTGAATATGGAAGCACTTGATGTTGATAATGATAATAGAAGTGACAATAGCGGTTATCCTGCACTTTACATTAATCAAACAAAATCTGCTGGTGGATATAATGTAAAAGCAACTCAAAACATGCCATTTGAAATTATTACTCCTATTGTTCAAAATATTACTGTTCGCGGAACAAATATTAGTGGAGAGTTGAGAACTATCACCTCTAAGAGTCTTAGTGGAAATGAAATTCCATACGTTGATAATGGATTTGAATCTATTACTTTGAATGAAACAAATTATCTTGACTCGCCAAGAATGATTGCTTCTAAGGTAAATGAAGATAATCAACTCACAAATATTATAGGTTCTAAGTCCATGAATATGAGAATATTCATGGGAACCGTTGATAGTCGCGTTTCTCCAGTTATTGATGGACAAAGAACAAGTGTAATTCTTACCTCAAATAGAGTTAGTGATGTAATTGAAAATTATGCAACTGACAGAAGAGTAAATGAAATTTCTACTGATCCTTCTGCATGTCAATATATTTCTAAGGAAATTATCTTAGAAAATTCAGCATCTTCACTTAAGATTCTCTTAGCTGCACATATTACTACAAAATGTGATGTTAGAGCATTCTACTATGTTGCGAATGAACCTGGAGCGAATCCAATTTTTGTTCCTTTCCCAGGTTATTCAAATCTTGATACTAGAGGACGTATTATTACCCCCGCAGACAGTAATGGAGAATCTGACGTATTTGTTCCAAAGACAAATACATATGGATTCAGCCCATTATCAACTGAGTTCAAAGAGTACACATTTACTGCGGACAATTTACCAGACTTTAGAGCATATCGTGTGAAAATTGTTTTGACTTCAACAAGTCAAGTATACGTACCTAGAATTAAGGATCTTAGAGTAATTGCACTTGCTTGATATGGAAAGATATGGTGTAGAGGGTCATGCAGATCTTGCAAGAGACCCTCAAACAAATTCAGTATTGAATGTTAACAAATTGGACTACGAACAGTATGTTGCAAGACGTGCAGCAAAAAACGAAAAGAATCAAAAGGTACAGAGTATTGAGCAAGAAGTTGCTAGTATGAAGAGTGATATTGATGAAATAAAATTCATGCTCAAGGAGTTATTAAATGGAAATGGATCCAGACAAAATTGAACTAGAAAATCTCAGTAAAAGTTTTGAATATTTCAAAGTTTGTTCTGAGATAGATAGTATAGATGACGTTGAAATGGTAAAACTAGTTGCTAAATGTTACTATAAACTTTATTTAAAACAACAAGAAGTTGTTTCAAATTTAGCAAAATTAGGAGTTTCTGATGCCAAGTAGAAATATTACCTTTGATCCTGATTCAGGAGTGCCAGTTGGATCAAATTTTACTATTAATACTGGATCAGACTTTAAAGCAAAATTTAATGTAGTTAATACATCAAGTTCGGCTTTTAATTTTACTGGATATACTGGATCCGCACAAATGTCAAAGAGCGTTTCCATAGGATCTAGCGCATATGCAATTGCAACCTTTAATGTTGGATTTACTAGTGCGGCTGGAGGTAAGTTTGAGATTTCTCTAGGATCAACCGCAACAAGAAGTCTTGCTGAAGGTAGATATGTTTATAATGTATTGGTGAGTTCTGGATCAACAGTCTACAACATATCAAACGGAAACATATTAGTTCTTCCAGGCATCTCTTCCGCCCCATCATAAATATACTTAGGGGAAAATTGGTAAATGGCACAACCATCAAGTAGGTCTGAATTAATAAATTATTGTAAAAGACAACTGGGGGCTCCAGTTTTAGAGATCAACGTTGCTGATGAGCAAATAGAAGATCTTGTAGATGATGCTATTCAATATTTTCAGGAAAGACACTTTGATGGTGTTGGACAAGTATTTCTGAAATATCAATTAACGCAGGAAGATATTGATAGAGGAAGAGCACCTAATGATACGAGTGCTGGGATAGTAACAACTACAGCATCTGCAACAATTGCTGGCGTTTCTACAACTTTCTCTTATAAAGAGAACAGCAATTTCTTACAAATTCCACCATCTGTTATTGGAATAACTAAAATTTACCATTTTGATGGTAGTAACACTACAACTAATAATATGTTTAGTGTTAAATATCAATTATTCTTGAATGATATCTATTATTGGGGATCAACCGAGATCTTGACATATGCGATGACAAAAACATATTTGGAAGATCTGGATTTCCTTTTAACAACACAAAAACAGATTAGGTTTAATCAGAGACAAGATAGATTATATTTAGATATTGACTGGGGAAGTGTTCAGGCAGGAGATTATGTCATTATTGACTGTTACAGAGTTTTAGACCCAAATGATTATAGTAGAGTTTGGAATGATTCTTTCTTAAAGAAATATCTAACATCTCTTATTAAAAAGCAGTGGGGTCAAAACCTCATAAAATTCCAGGGTGTAAAACTTCCAGGTGGTATTGAATTAAATGGAAGACAAATTTACGATGACGCTCAAAAAGAGCTTGATACAATTGCAGAAAAAATGTCAAATACTTATGAACTTCCACCATTAGATATGATCGGTTAAAAATATGCTTAATCCATTTTTTCAACAAGGTTCTAGGTCTGAACAAAATCTAATTCAAGATTTGATCAACGAACAGTTGAGAATGTATGGTGTTGAAATTCATTATTTGCCAAGAAAATATATAACCGAAAAAACTGTATTAAGAGAAGTAATACAATCTGTGTTTGATGATGCATATCCTTTAGAAGCATACTTAGAAAATTTTGAAGGATATTCAGACAACACTACAATCTTATCAAAATTTGGAATTCAACAAACACAAGAGATAACACTAACAATCTCTAGAGAAAGATTTGAAACTTATATCTCTCCTCTCATAAAAAATGAGTCTAATATAAAGTTATCAACTAGACCTAAAGAAGGAGATCTTATATATTTTCCTCTTGGAGATAGATTATTTGAAGTAAAGTTTGTAGAACATGAAAAACCATTTTATCAACTTCAAAAAAATTATGTTTATCAACTGAAATGTGAACTCTTCAGATATGAAGATGAAGTTATTGATACCGGAGTTTCTGATATTGATGATGTCTTAATAGGTGGTATTTCCGGATCTGGTTCTGGAACTCCCGGACAATCTGAAGATGGTATTTCAACTATTCTTGGAAACACACAAACTCTCACATTAGTAGGTACAGGAGTTACTGCAACTGCAGTTTCTGGTATTATCACTTCTGGTGGTATTAGATTCATTACCGTAACAAATAGAGGTGGTGGATATACATCCGTTCCTACTGTTGGAATATCCTCAGCACCTGTTGGAGGAATAACTGGGGTGGCAACTGCTGTTATGATTTCTGGAATAGTTGTATGTACAGACAACGTTAATCCAAATGCACAATCTGTTCAGAGAGTTGATTTAACAAATCCTGGTATTGGATATACAGTCACACCCAAAGTAAGATTTATTGGTGGAGGTGGAAGCGGAGCTGCTGCTACAGCGACTATTGGAGATGGTGTTGTAGGTATTATAACTGTTACTAATGCTGGTGCAGGATATACAGCAGCACCAATAGTTACATTCACTAATGAAGTATTCTTGACAGGAGTAACAACAGTATCCGCTGCTGCAACAGCAATTGTAAGTGCTGGTGGAACTGTAACTGCTATTAGAATAATTAATGCTGGTCTTGGATATAGTGTTGCGCCAACAATTACCATCTCTTCTCCCTCTATGAATTCTGCGGGAGAATTTATCTTTAATGAAACTGTAACAGGATCTATAAGCGGAACAACTGCAAAAGTAAGATCTTGGAATTCTTCTACAAACCAGTTAGAAGTCGCTTCAGTTACAGGATCATTCCAGATTGGAGAAAATATTGTTGGAGATGAATCTGCAGCATCTCATCAGTTGAGAGTTGTTAATTTGAATCCACCAAATGATGGATTCTCAAGCAATTCTGAGATAGAAACTGAGGCAGATTCAATTCTAGATTTTTCTGAAACCAATCCTTTTGGGATTCCATAAATAGGACTTATTAGGACTAATAATATTATAAAGGGATCTAACCATGTTTGAATATTTCTATAACGAAATTCTAAGAAGAACTGTCATAGCATTTGGCACGCTCTTCAATAATATTTCAATAAAGCACACTAACTCTTCTGATCAAGTTGTAAGTGTCATTAAAGTTCCCTTGGCTTATGGTCCAACTCAAAAATTTCTAGCAAGATTAAATCAGTCTCCAGATTTAAATAAACCAACATCTTTGACATTACCTAGAATGTCATTTGAATTTACTGGACTAACTTATGATCCATCAAGAAAAGTAACAACAACTCAAACTTTTATTGTGAAAGATCCCACAGATGGATCTGAGACAAAAAAAGCATATATGCCGGTTCCATATAATATGCAATTTGAACTGAGTATTATGACAAAATTAAATGATGATGCTTTACAGATTGTTGAGCAAATTTTACCATATTTTCAACCATCATATAATTTAACAGTTGAATTAGTAGAAGAAATAAAAGAAAAGAGAGATATTCCGATAATATTAGAAAATGTAACTATGCAAGATGACTATGAAGGTGATTTTTCTACAAGAAGAGTCCTTCTTTATACATTAAGATTTACCGCAAAAACTTATCTCTTTGGACCTGTTGGAAGTGCAACAAGAGATATCATCAAATCTGCAAAGGTCAGTTACATTACAGGTACAGATCTCACAAACACTACAAGGGAAGTTGTATTTACAGCAACTCCAAGAGCAATCAAAAATTATACCGGAACTGTTGTTACAAACCTTTCAAAAGATATAACAACTACAGATACATTATTAACTGTTGATGATGCAAGTTCTATTACAGCAAAAACTTATCTAGATATTGAAGGTGAAGAAGTTTATGTCAAATCAAAGAGTGGTAATATATTGACAGTTGAACGAGGAAAAGATGAAACGACAATTACTTCTCATTTAAGAGGTGCAGAAATCAAGTCAATTACAGCAGCAGATAATGCTCTGATTGAGGAAGGTGATGATTTTGGATTTAGTGGTAGTACGGTATGAAAATGACAAAGAAATTTGACGATTTGAACGAAGCATTTAATGTTGAAGGTGAAGTCTTATCAAAAGAACCTGAAGGTTCAATTGAAAAAATTGAAAATATAAAGTCATCTGTAGAGGATATTAAAAAAGACTACGAATACACAAGAGGTAATCTTTATAGTCTAATTGAAAAAGGTCAAGAAGCAATTAACGGTATTCTTGAACTTGCTCAAGAAAGTGAAATGCCAAGAGCATATGAAGTTGCTGGTCAACTAATTAAGAATGTTGCAGATGCTACTGACAAGTTAATGGATCTTCAGAAAAAACTGAAAGATGTTGAAGAAGAAAAACAAGCAAAAGGTCCTTCAAACGTGACTAATGCTCTGTTTGTTGGTTCTACTGCAGAATTAGCAAAACTTCTAAAAGATAATAATAAGAAATGAAAGAAGATCTAAACGAATTTTTTTCTCTGATTGGTAAAGCTAAGAAAGAGAAGGAGGATGAATTTCGTTCTCTTGTTGGAGAAATTGATATTGACTCAATTTTTTCTTCAGTAAAAATTTCCTTAGAAGAAGAGAAAAAAAAGAAAGAAAAACAACTAAAAGAAGAAAAGAAAAAGAAAGAAAAACAAGCAAAACAAGTTAAAGCACTTGAAGCTTGGTTGTATGCAGAACCAAAAGAAGAGAAAAAATCAGAAAACAATAAAGTAATAATTGATGATTTAAATGGAAAACCAAGTTTTGAAGTAATTGATATTATAAAACCACAACCAATTGGAGCGTCTGTAGTTAAAGAAGAATTTATACAAGAGGTAATAGGAAATAAAACAGAAAAAGAAAACGAAAATGATTCTATTGATCAAGCTCTTAAAATATTAGAGACAATAACATCAAAAGAAGAAGTAAGAGAAAATACAACAGATCCGGAGATTATTAAAATTAGAAGGGAACTTGAATATCTCAAGAACCTTGTTAATGCTCAAGGTGGAGGTGGAGAAGTTCGTTTAGAATTCCTTGATGATATTGATAGAAACACCGCAAAAGTTAACGGTAAGTTTCTTAAGTATGAATCATCTTCGGGTAAGTGGATAGGTGCTGATGCATCAGGTGGTGGAGGTGGATCTGATTATGCGTCTGTAGCGGGTATTGCTACTTATGCTATTACTGCTGGTATAGCAACATATGCTTCAACTGCAGGTGTATCTACTTACTCTACTTCAGCAGGTATTGCCACTTACTCAAATAGTGCGGGAATATCCACATATGCTTCAACTGCAGGTATTGCTACTTATGCCATTACTGCTGGTATAGCAACATATGCTTCAACTGCAGGTATTGCTACTTATGCTTCAACTGCAGGTGTATCTACGTACTCTACTTCAGCAGGTATTGCAACTTATTCAATAAGTTCTGGTATATCAACATATGCTTCAAATGCAGGATATGCGACTACATCAGGAATATCTACAACTTCACAGGGTTTAACAGGAACTCCAGATATTACAGTTGGTACTATTATAGCAACGACTGCTTCTTTTAGTGGGAACGTATCTATTGCAGGAACTCTTACGTATGAAGATGTTACTAGTGTTGATTCAATTGGATTAATTACCGCTAGAAGTGGTATTGAAATTGGACCTTTGTTGGGGATTGCAGCTACAATATCAAGTAGTGGATCTGCAACATTTTCTGGCATTTTAACTGCTTCATCATTTTCGGGAGATTTGTCGGGAAATGTATTTGGTAATGCAGATACTGCCACATATGCAACATCATCTGGAGTTTCTACATACTCCACAAATTCTGGTATTGCTACGTATGCAACTATTGCAGGAGTTTCTACATACTCCACAAATTCTGGTATTGCTACTTATTCAACATCATCTGGAATCAGCACATATGCAACTATTGCAGGAGTTTCCACATACTCTACAAATTCCGGTATTGCAACGTATGCAACATCTGCTGGTGTTTCAACAAATGTTAGTGGTGGAACTGCAGATGTAACATCTTTGATTTTACCAGATGGATTAGTTTCAAGTGTATCACAAACAACCACAACAATATCCGAAACCAGTATAGACACTTTTTCAGCAGCGACATATCGCTCAGCAAAATATCAGATTCAAATATCACGAGGATCTGAATATCAAATTACTGAGATTTTTATTGTTCATGATGATACATCCTCATATGGAACTGAATACGCAACTGTTAAAACTGGATCAACTTTGAGTTCTTTCAGCACGGATATTGATACTGGTAATGTTCGTCTTTTAGTTACACCAACAGATACTGCATCAACGACGTTTAAACTTATTAGAACATTAGTTGAGGTCTAAATGAAAACATTCAAACAATTTCAAGAAGAGTGGACTAATAAATATAAAAAGAGTATTGATTGCTCAAACCCAAAAGGTTTTTCTCAACGTGCTCATTGTGCAGCGAGAAGAAAGAGAGCAAAAGGTGAGGAAACAAAATCAAAACCAGTTGAATGAAATATCAAAAGTTTTCACATAAAACACCACACCTCAAGGGGAAACAACATCAGTTAGATCCCAATCTTGATCTAAAGCAATTGGTCCATCACTCAACAGTTCAGTATGTTGATCGTGATGCTGATGGTGATGTGGATGTTTATGACAATCCAAAAAAGAAAACCCCAGATGAAAATCCAACAGGTGTTGATGCAGAAACTTTATCTAAAAAATTAATTGCAAAGCAAAAAGGTGAACTTAAACATACTAAAAGAGGTCTCGCCTACGAAGAGACAAAGAGTGGTGATGATTCTTTGCATGACTGGTTTACTAAGAGTCGCTCTTCTGATGGCACCCCTGGTTGGGTTCAGTTGGGTGGTAAATACGCAGGAAAACCCTGTGCAAAACAACCAGGACAAACAACCAAACCAAAGTGCGGTTCAAGTAAAATGAAGCGCGATCTTGATAAGGGTGAAGAGGAAACAGCATTCCGTCGCAAGAATCGTAAAGATCCAAATCCAGAAAGAAGAGGAGCGGCAATTAACGTGAAAACCGAAGAGAAAGAAGAAGTCCGTTATTGCACTAAATGCAAAAAGATGGAGACACGAGATGAATGCTCATATGGTCCAGAGATGTGGGACAAAATGACTGTTAAGGGTGTTTCTGAAGCAGTAAAGGACCATGAGTATTCCATGGCTCGCTCAGAACTTTCTACAGTTATGAGTGCTGCTAATAGACTCAAAAAGAAGATGAAGAAGGGTGAAGGTGAAATTGAAGCATGGGTGCAGTCAAAAATCACCAAAGCAGCAGACTATCTGGATTCTGCAGCAGACTATGTTGATAGTGGAGAAATGAAAGAGGATTATACCATCCTTCCTTTACAAATTGAAATTCCAACAAATATCAGAGATTTTAATCTTGGATTGATGTTTAGAGAAAGTCTTGAGCAAAATAGTGGAATGTTGTTCATCTTTGATGAGGTTGCTAAGCAATCATTCCATATGACTGAAACAAGAATTCCTCTTGATATTGCTTTTATCAACGAGGAGGGGATTATTGAAAGTATTAAGGAATTAGAACCATTTGAAGAAACTCCTGTTTCTTCTGAAGGAGAAGTAATCTGTGCTTTAGAAGTAAACCGAGGATGGTTTGAACAGCACAATATTGAAGTTGGTGATGAAATTGATATTGAAGAAGCATCTGGTGAAAAAGATGCTTGCTATTCAAAAGTAAAGTCACGTTATAAGGTTTGGCCATCTGCATATGCATCTGGAGCACTTGTAAAGTGTCGCAAAGTTGGTGCTGCAAACTGGGGTAATAAGACAAAGAAAGAAGAATTTGGAATGAATGAAGCGGTTCGTATTCCTTCAAAAACCGGAAACATTATTTTAGTAACTCTGACTTGGAGAGGTAAGTACTACGGAATTAAGATGTTCTTCCCACAGGTTACTAAACCAAGTAGAAAAGAAGTTCAAGATCAAATTGAAAAGGTATATCCGGGTTCTAAAGTCAATTCATACTATATCTCTGATATCAAACCAGGTGAGCAGTTCTTACAAACAGAAGATTGGCAAAAAGTAAACCGTCAGGATAAGACTGATGGTTTAAGTCAGAAAGCAGTTAATGCATATCGTCGTGAAAATCCAGGTTCCAAATTACAGACTGCAGTAACGGAAAAAAAACCAACTGGAAAAAGAGCAGCACGTCGTAAGTCTTTCTGTAGCAGAATGAAAGGTATGAAAAAAAGATTGACATCTGCTGAAACTGCAAGAGATCCAGATTCAAGAATCAACAAAGCCCTTCGTCGTTGGAACTGTAACTAATGAAAAACTTCAAGCAATTTATGTCAGAGTCAGTAAATATCTCTGGCGATTTTAACGGTAATCTTTACATCAATAGTTCAGAACCAGAAGTGGCGAGAGAATCATTCGTTGCTGATGTGGTTTGGGAAGGAAAAATATATAGAATGGAAATAGAAGGTGGAATGATGAGCAAGAATGAACTTGCAGAACATCTTCAAAGAGAATATCCTGGAGCAATTGTCCATAACGTTTATCCAGCATTTCAGCAAACATCAAAAATTAAAAACGTACAAAGATATCAACCAGAAAGATTAACTTGGGGTGAATGATTAATGGCACAGTGGAATAAAGTTGAACAGGACTTCCTAAACCAAGAGAGAAGTCTCTTTGAGGTTTATAATATCGCAGATCACTGGGGAAACCAGACAGACTGGAGACCTCAGTTTTCTGACAATAATAGACTAAAGGTTGCTCCTTTCCAAACAGTTTTCTTCAATACTTTCCAGTATGGTAAAGAGACTGATGTTTGGGATGAGAGTGTAGTTGGTGTTGGAACTGCTACTCATAATGTCAATTCCAGTAATGTGGTTATGGAAGTTGGATCTACTGCTGGTAGTAAGGTTGTCAGGCAGACGAAGAATGTAATGAGATACATTCCTGGTAGACCAGCAACTCTTGCATTTTCAGTTCGTCTAGAAGCACCACAAGTCGGTATTCGCAGAAGATTCGGATTGTTTAATGAGACTGATGGTGCTTTCTTTGAGGATGATGGTGGCACATATTCTTATGTAATTCGCAGCAGTGCATCTGGTATCACCACAGAAACAAGAGTAACCAGAGAAAACTGGAATGGTGAAAAGTTTGATGGTAATGGATACACTG